AGGTGTTTATTATCAGCACGACACTTGATGAGGTTGGTCATGTAGACTTCACCACGGATAAGGCCGGCATGGTGGAGGCAATCCTCAAGGACTTTCCCATCGGGACCGCTGAAGGGTTTACGATTGCGAACATCGAAACCACTACTAAAATCCCCCACTATGGCAATCTTACTTTTCTCATTGCCATAGGGAGGGACTTCTATTTTACCTTGCTCTGGGAGGAACATTGCGTTCTCCAATTATTGTTTTGCGAGGAGTTTCTTTGTATCTTCCTCAACGGTCAACAGGAATTTTGTCTTGTATTCGGGGTTGATTTCTATTCCCAATACTTGAAGGCCTTGCTCGTAACATGCCCGAAGAGTGACACCACTGCCGCAGAAGGGGACAAACACAAACTGCATATCTTCAAGGAAGATGGAGAGGAGGGTCTTCAATAAGGAGAGAGGGCGTTGCTGCGGGTGATAGGAAGGTTTATCATCGCTGCAAAGGATGGTGTTCATGCTACCCTGTCTTGCCAACTTCACACTACCCTTATGACAGACAAACATTGTATCATGGTTGTGGCTGAGCCGTGCAGGGTCTTTTACAACAGTACCACCATTCTGATACCATACGAAGGGTGTTGGATCGACCTTCCATCCTACCGTGATAAGGTCAGAGTATGTTTCGATGTAACGATCGTGAGGGAACCAATACAAAAGCCAGCAATCTTTGCCGGCAATCCTGTGAAGTTCCTTTGTCAATTTCTCATTCGCATCCTCGAATGGAGGATCACATTCGATTAGGTTAATATGGCCATTTACCTTCATGTGTTCCATCTGTTTGAAGGCATCCCCGATTACATAATTGTCGGAGGCGCAACGCAGGGTAGCAGATAGGCCCTTTTCTTTTTGCGTGCTGGCAGGGTTATTTTCATGCTGTGTTATCTTAGATGCCTGCCTTCTTGCCAACTCCTGTACTATGCTATCCTCCTCGGCTTTCTTAATGACGGTGCTTGCTTCGTCGGCGGTCTTGCATTGCTCCAAGGAGGGCAATACTTCCATCCCGGCAGCCAATCGTAAGGCACGACTGACATTCATCGGGTTCTTATCAATCAACTCGGCCGTTTTCTTACCTGTCCAATTGATATTCTTTTCACTGTAGAGGGTATGGATTCGTGCAATTAACTTGGCTTGTTCTTGCCAGGTGAACTCCTTGCGATGTATGTTTTCAATCAGTTCGATTTCACGGGCATCTATCTCCCCTTCTATCACGCGAAGGAGCGCAGGAATCTCCACAAGACCCAGAGCCACGCTAGCTGTATAGCGGCGGCCACCGGCCAATAGATGTAGGTCAGAAGAAAGTGTAATAGGCTGGAGGATACCTTTCTCACGAATACTCTCCTTGAGTTCATCAATGTTGCCGAGGTCAACACGGTAGCGTTCATCGACAATAATGTCGGTTAATTTTACCATCTTCAATCTGTCTTTCATTCTGTTTCCCCTTCTATACGAACTTTTAACATAGCGTCGGCATAGGCATAGGCCTCTTTTGCTCGTGCCTCTAAAAACCCTTTACCTTGCCTACCAATATCGGGTTTCCAAGCAAGTTGAATAGCAAAATAATCCCTAATTGACATACAGGTAACTTGAGAGTCTTTAGAAACTTCCATCTGGATATTCCTCAATTGTGTAGCCACGCTTTTCAAAGTTTTCCCAGGTACCATAAGGCATATGTGCAGCATCTTTAAGGAGATTTTTAATTGCCTGTTCCCTTGTCTTTGCCTTGATGTGTACTACAGGGGTTCCGGCAGGAGTTGTTGGTACATAGATAGTCATTGCAATCCTTCCAGCAGCATGGCAAGTTGTTCGGGGGTCAGGTCTGCCAATAGTTTCTCGGCAGCAGTTACGGCCTTCTTCTGTACCTTTTTCTTCTCCTTCACAACTCTTGCCTTTGCTGCCGGCCGCACTACCTCCCTCCTGTTGCGCAATTCATCAAGGCGTTTCAATAACTCCTCATCTGATTGATTCTCGATAGGTGTTACTAGGTCAATTAATTGTGACACTTTCTTATCTCCATCACTCTTTGTTAGGTGGAAGATGAATTTGTGTTTGTAAAAAGATTTCATTTTAACATAGCCCATCGCATACATGATGGTACTATTCTTGTGGGCATTACTTACTTGCCTTTCTGTTTTCGGGTCGATCCAGCGGGCGTGCGGACCTACGCGGCCCATGTAGAGCCAGTTGGTTGCTTTGTAGATTCCACCACTATGTCCTTGTGCTTCGTCGGCGAAGGTAACCAAGGACACAAAACGCCTGTCCCTCTTAATACTTTTGATACTCTTTCCAAGCAGAAAGGAGGCAGAATTTCTGGGAGCCTCCGGTCGGATAACGAGTCGAGATAAGTTAAGGACTCGCCTCCAATCGCTTGCGTTGACAGTGAGCGCTGTGTCCTTTGTAGGAGGTGTCCACCAAGCGATTCCCATAAGGAAATTATCGGCCTTACGGAACATCCCGTGCGTGTATATTGCACTGGTACTTCCACCTTTCGCATAGTGAAACTCCTTCACCAAGGCTTGTGCGTCTACCAAGGGACAATCGGCAACATACCAGTCTTGTGTGTTTAGGTTAGTGGAGGCATCCATTTTGTTGACCTTGTAGGAATGCAAAAAGCCCCTTCCCCTTTTACAGGGAAGAGGCAAACATTGCAACTTTACTTATTATGCACGCCGACGTCCGGGTGCCTTACCGTGACCACCTGCAACCTCACCCCGGATTTTTGGGACACGAATTTGGTTAAACATATCACCATTTTCGTTCGGCTCTCCAAGGGCAACATCAACGAGGGCAGTCTGGCCGATCATGTTCATGGCCAAGGTACCGGTATCATTACTGTAGGGGACGTTGAACAATGCAAGGAACCTTTTCAACATCAACAACTTGAAGGCACCATTCTCATCACCCTCATAGGGCAAGGTGATGTAATGACCAATCGCAGGCGCATTCAACTCAAGATCGGTGAAGGCCAAGTTTACACGGAACATGGGCTTGCCGGGATTCTTACTATTCGGACCTGTCTCCTTTTCCTCACACTGCACGATCTGGAGTTCGTAGGTACCGAGAGCAACCGGCTTGCTTTCTTCAACGTCATCGAGGTTTTCGGGAAGATATGACATTTTATTTTCTCTCTTTTCTCTGTTTGCCTACTCTCCTCGGGATGAGGAGGCTATAGACTCTTGCACCACGTAACAATTTGTTACACGGTTTACAACTTCCCAGCCTTTTCTAGTGCTAGGATATGTCCCAGGCCCTGACCTTCGAGAGGTTTCTTGAAGTCGAGGGTTACATCCTCGAATGGCTCAAGACCCTTAATGCTTGTCCTGATGGAGGTTGTAATTTTATCGGGCACTGTTTGAAACTTATGGTGGATATGTCCTTGACCATCATTCTCCACCTCCGCTACGAAAATATCACTAAACAACAAGGGGATTTTGTTTCTTAGCTGCCCGGTCATCATCGGCTGCCGGAAGATTCTCTTAGTTAGTTCATCCTGCTTCATCTGCATGTGGCCGGTCATGTAGATTGTCTTCCCTAATGATACCAAGGTGCGGCATACATTAGTAAAGACGGTCATCTGCGGACCGTAATCATCTTGCTGCGGCCAACTTCCAGGCCTTCCGTTGATCGTCAATGTACGGTCCATGATAAGGTCGAGGAAGGTGGTTGCACTATCCATGCCAATTACATCGTAATCATCGAAGAAGCCGTCCTTGTACCTCTCCTCAAAATCCTTCTGCCACTCCTGATATACGATATTCTTGTGGGCGGTTACGTTATCACCGCCCTTTGCCTTACTAAGGGATTGCACGTTGAGGTTGAGGGAGTCAGGGAAGAACTCCTCATATTCAACATCGTATCCTCGCAATGATAACAAGGCATTGGGGTCGAACAAATAAGCAAACTTCTTACCGGGGAGGGTGAGGAATTGCGTTGTCTTGCCACTGCCGGTGTCACCGAGAACGAGGAAACGATGCTGCGTTGTTGCTTTGCTGTCGAGGGCATTTGCCATTAGAAGGGGATCTCATCGGTTGTATTAACGGTACGACCCTCAAGTTCCTTAATGCGCTTTTCCAACTTTGCCACATCATTGCGGGAATCAAGCCAATACTTTGTATACTTCTCGGTCTCTGCCTTTGCTTCCTTAGTTACTTCCTCGGCAATTTTATTGCGAGCAAGATCAGGTACCTCCGCAATTGATACATCTGCAAAACTACCATCTGCTGTGGTAGCTCGACTGAAGATTTCCATGAGTACGGGAATATCTGAACGTTCTACAATGTAACCGTAGTAGCCAATTTTGAATTGAATTTTCATAATGTAACTCCAATCGTCTATGGTTAGTTTTGAATCAACGGTTGTTCATCTTCGTACCACGTTACTGCCTTCAACACCTCCTTGGCCTTACTCCACTCTGTTATAGGGAATTTCAGATTTCCATTGTGCATACCATAAACGAGAGAACCAGAGTACATACGGCAAGTTACGTAGGCACCTCCCTTGTCGAGAGAGAAGTAACCTCGCATACTGTATCGGGCATCAATGGTCATATCATTCACCCTTAATCAATTTATCAAGTTTGAGGACGTCAAATGGTTCCCACCTCTCCTCAACATACCCGGCGGGCACCTCTCCCAGTTTCGTGGGGTCACTGCATGTGCTACAAATGTTGAGGAAGGGGCATTTGCTGTACTTTCCATAACAATTATCCTCATTCCTTCTGAACGTGCCTGCCTCCAAATTCCCGTACTTCTCATATTCCTTCGTCTCATCTTGAATGGCGACAATCCACCGTTTCGTATCGGTGATCCATTCTTGCAGCAAGGACCACTCATGCGCCACTGGCACGAACTTGAAGGCATCATGTACCTTCTTATGGACGAGGGAACAATCAACCCACACGTCTTGCAATTTCGGGTAATGGATGCTACCCATCATCTGATAACCCTTCACCTGTGAGGCACTGTTCCAGCTTTCAAGGTAGTCGTTGTCGAAGTTACCTTTGATGCGATATAGGGTAGTTGTCTTATGTTCGAGGACGTGTATTCCACCGGCATAATCTACAACCTTATCGAGTTTCCCAACGTACCAGGTGTCATCAAGTCCGGGGAAGGGCATCGCCATCGGTTGTTCAATACCGAGGACGGTACATTCCCGAATCATCCTATCCCGTTGTGTTGAGTAGGAGTAGAACATTTCATGCGCCGTGCCGGGTGTGCGAGCGCCGAGGTCATCCTGCTGTTCCATGGACAACTCGAAGGTGTAATTATCTTCCTCCCACTGCTTGCGGAAACCTTCCATCGCTAGGTCTACACGATTTTCAATACTTTCATTCTTGCCGGCACCCCACATTTCATCCATGCCGGCATGCCAACTACTGCCGAAAACAAGTGCTGGAGGCTTAAGGCCACCACCATCAATTGTCCACCCCAACACGTGCCTCATCAAGTATTTACGAGGGCACTCCTTGTAGGTGGAGATCATGGTGTTGTCAAGGTAACGGGATTGTTTACTGAATGACACAACCTTACTCCTATTGTCAATCGTTAATAGTGTGGAGCGTCCTATTGGATTCGAACCAATGACCCTCTGTTTGGAAAACAGATGCTCTGCCGGCTGAGCTAAGGACGCATGTTTTTACCTTCTAATCATTTCTAAAATACGTTCTTTATCTTCCTGTGTCCATTCTTCATCATTCGATTTCCAATATCGTTTACAAGATTGAATTACTGCCCCTTCCCAACCTGCCCTAAAAGCTTCTAAGGGCCCCATTTCATATAAATTCATTATTACCTTTGGGCACCTGGGAACAAAAAGATAATTTTTATCTATCAAGATATTCTCCTACACGTTATCGAGGATGAGGTTCTTCTCCTCATACTTGTCGAACCTATATATCAAAAAGTTGACGCAGCCGAACCACTCAACCATGATTGCAGTCGCTACGGCTACTACGGAGGGCATGTGGGATACAATGAGGTAATCGTCATGCTCGGCATCCTTCAATCCCTCCTTGAGGGCATCGAAGACGGCGGCGATGTCCCATTTTGCATTGGTTGGTACGGTCAAATGGATGAGGGTGCCGAACCGCTCGGCATCACTGTAATCGTAACCACCATCACCTAGGATAAATACTTTCTTTCCCATCGTCTTTTTCTCGTTTATTGTTCTGTTTGCCATTTATAGGGAAGGTAGCTGTTATGGTTGCGATCCATACAGGTCAGCTGGGATGAAGGTCGAGTAGTGTGTGCTACGTAACAGGGACACCAGAGCCTTACCTGTGACCAACTACATTACTGCCAACTACCTTCCCTATAAAAAGGGCATACATACTCGATTGAGGGGAGCAACCGAGCGGCGGTATGCCAGCGCCTTCGTCACCTAACGCAGGGGGATACGTTAGGCAGCCTTCTTCGCAGCCTTGACCTTTTCCAGCAACGCGGCCAGGTCTTCTGCACTCATGCCACTCAACGCAGCCGATGCACGCTCCAGCGGGGTCTTCGTGGTGCGGGCACGACGGACGCCCGGCTGCCAACCATCAACGAAACCCTGAATTTCGGCGAGCGGCTTCGACTTGTTCACCAGTGCCAGGTTACGGATGGCACGGCAGATTTCTGCCACTGCCAACTCATACACAGTCTCCTCACCATACTGCGCCACCAGGCCCTTCAGATTTTCGGCCACATCAAACTGGACGATGATCGGTTCCGCAAGTTCCTTACTCTTTGCCTTAATATCCATTACATTTTCCTCTGCTGTTTTATCCCGGTTGGGACGATTATGCCTACCTGTGGAATTACAGGAGAGGCGGGTTCTTTGTCTTTGTTTCTTGTTGGGAGATATTTCCAATCAATCGTTTAATCGTGTGTCTATACTATTTGATAACGTCGTCGCTGTCAACTCTTTTCTGTCATCGTCGCAGTGTGGACCATATCACACGAATGAGAATCACTATCAACACAAGTAACCAAAACTGCACGTAGGTCATGTTATGCTCGGTGTGGTAACAAATTGTTACGCTGCGTTTTATGTTGAAGGTATTTTATCTAGCCCCCTCAATAAAATCAGTTACAATTTGAGCACCTTTATATATTTTACACCGTGTGGATGGATTAAAATAGGCAGATACCCCTATAACAGGGTTAAATACATTGCCCGGTATTTCACCAGCAATATAAAAACCTTCGGGCTGTAAATTACAGCTATATATTTGAACTAACTCCCCAGGTTTTGCATGACAAAGTTTAGTTAATCCTGAAATATTCATAGGAGATACTTGCATAAAAATCCTTAATTATTTTATTTAAGAGAAAAGGGTGCGATGTTCTGCACCCCCCCTGTTCATTCTTTCACTTCTTTCAAAAGGCCCATGTCCTTCATATACTTCATCAACACATGGGACCACTCATTTGCCTTATCCCAGTTGCCACATCTCAAGTGAGCGCCGATACTACTAACGGCGACACATATATCACGATGCGTTGGGGTTGGTACCTTCGTTTTCGTCAGTCTTCCCGTTGTCATCCTTTGTCTCCTCTGTCGGTGTCGTTTGTTCGACGCTGCTGCCGTAAAGTACAACGTGTGGAGCAATGGCAACCTTCGCATTGTCAACGGCGTTATGGACTCCCGTCAGATCACCGACAAGGGATACGAGTTCCTTCTTCAGGTCTTCAAACACTTGGTCGATATGGCTCATTACACTCATTTCTTTTCACCTTCATTATTGCGACTGATTAATTGTAGGTTGCCTACACGAGGCCACCACCTTTTACCACTTGCATCCTCTACTACATAGGATTCATAGTCCCTCATAAAACCACACTTGAGGAGGTTCATCCATTCAACGTCGTCTTTCTTTATGTGCCTTGTCTTTAATATTTCCTTCTCATTGAGGCAGCACTGGGGGTAGGTTCCGTAGGGGACAATCTGAACGATCGTACCCATGTGCGTCTTTTTTCCACGACCGGCGCACCATTGTACGGTGTCGAGAAGGTGAAATCTTCCACGGCCACGATGATTGGGAGGTTCTTTCATTTGGATATTGTATCACTTTCTTGAGGGGTTGTCACTCTGGCCTCTCCGGTGTGCGTCGGTATGCATGAAATCTTGGAAACCAATTCCTCGCACCTCTGGATACTTCTGTTGGGTGAAAAACACAAACGCTTTGGAATGGCCATAAGTGCGCATACTCACCGCGCAGGTATTGCACGTCCTTTTCTGTTTCTGGGTACCACTCTGCATAGTGACCATGATCTATGTAACGCATCACTCACTCTCCGGCGTGCGTCGGTCGCCTGACTCCTGCATGGCTGCGTCGATGGCGTCACCGGAGCCAACAACCTCCGCCAAATCCTCCAGCATGGTCATGGCGCGTTCTCCATATCGTCGATGGCGGCATTCAACGCAGACTCTGACTTATCGCAACTGGCGAGCCAGCGTCGAATCATGTCTATATCCTCATTGACCATCAGTGACGCATACGGATCGTCGGGATTCGACTCGTCGATACTGACGGCCAACGCTTCCTGCGATACAAGGCAACGTTCGAGTGCATAACGCACGAACTCTGGTACAGCGCGAGGCTGCG